CGTTAGAAATGATGCGTAACCAGTCACTAGCTAATGTACTCTGTTGATCTATATTAAATGTTCGTGAGTTGCCATCATGCTCTAGTTTAAAAAAGGCATCAGCATATCCATCACCGTCAAAGTTAACTGTATTTGAATCTCCATCTACATCAACATAGTTTGTTGCCGTATCATAGTCAATATCAAAGTCAAAAGTGTTGCTGTCCCCTTGTATTATCCAGTCTAGGTCTAAAGTTCCTGCAAGGTCATTTGTAGCTACATCAAGGGTGAAAGTATTGCTTCCACCAGTTACATCTACATTGAAGTTTCCGTTGTCTGCGCCGTGAGTGTTGGTAGGGTCAGTTTGAATGTTGAATGTATTGCTATCACCGTCAAATTCAAAGAAGCCTGTGAATGTATCGGCTGTGATGTCGCCTAGAAATTTATTGCTGTCGCCTATTTGATTAACGTCTAACGTCATTGTTGCACCGTCAAGGTCAAGTGCGTTCATAGAACCTGCTGCTGCAGTTGCACCACCTATAATGTTTGATGAGCCTAATTGCTCTATATCTAAGTTAAATGTAGCGCCTACTTGATCTACATAAACCTCATTGTCTGCGTACAAAAAACTAACCACGAATAGCATTAAGTATTTCTTCATCTATTATGCTCCATAAATTTTTCTTTAAACCTAGTTGTATGGTTTCTAAGACTGCTGTTTCTATTGCATTTTGTAGTGCAATATTTACAGATTCATTTTCTACCATCCCATTTTCTATCTCTACTAATTCGGTATCATTAGAAACAAAACGGAAAGCATCTTGGCTGATTGCTACACTTAAGATTGATTTTGTTGTAAGCACTTCAGTCAAAACTTTCCCTGTACTTACAGAAACGGTACGCAAAGAAACGGTAACAATATCTTGTCTGTACTCTTTGGTTGAGCCTATGCCCAAATATCTAGCACCCAAGCCACCTGACTTTATGTTGCTTTCATATCCTATCACACCACCTTCCATTAACAAACCTGCAAAAGTTAAGGGTAATAAATCTTTGCTTTCTTTGAAGTCTTTTCTTGTTGATCTTATAAGTTGTCTTTCTTTGGTTAGATTATCCAAACCAACCCTTTCTACCACATCAAAGAACTCACCATCACTAGCGTGTTTCAAGGCACGAATTAAATAGGCATGAGGAGCTTGTGTGATAGCTGTTGAGAAAGATGCGTATGAACTATTACTTCTGCGTTGTCCTGTTTGATCTGTAAAACTTGTAGGATATACGGCTATCGTTGGTTTTATGAAAGGTTTGCCTATATTCGCAAGCTCTTTATTAATTAAAGTTCCAACTTCTGCCTGTTTGGTTAAGCTAACTGGTGGTATGTAATTATTTAATATTGACCAATTGGTACAGCTAGAAAGCAAAATTCCCAATAGGCAAAGTGATTTCAGTTGTGTTTCCATCGCTATCCGTAATAACAAGAGTTATAAAGTCTCCGTCTACATTGTATTCTATTGTATTGCCCTCTAGTTCAAGCACCCCTGACTCACTTGGTGTTTCGCCAAAAAGATTGTCAACAAGCTGCCTGCTAAGTTGTGCATAAATCCTGCTTTCTAGGTTTCTTATAAACCTTGCTAATGTTGTGTTGTTTTTTTCTCGTTCTAGATCATCTTGATAGGCTTTAATTTCATCAGCTATAGCTTGTTTCCTGTTGAACTGTTGGTTCTCTATAGTCAGATAATGGCTTGATGTTCCAACACCTGAGAAACTTGGACTCTTAAATTGATGTACCATTTCATCTGCAGAAAGAGCACTGGTCATAATCCCAAGAAATATAATCCAACCCATTAAAAAAGCCCACACAGCAATTTTAGCCTTTGTTGCTTCTTCTTGTTTTCTCTCTTGTTTTGTCAATCTTCTTTTCATCTAACTCAAGGACTGTATTTACCTTCTGTTGTAATCGTATCATATCCTGATCTAAGAGCCTTAATTGATCAGTTAGCCTAATGATAGTCTTTTGCATTTCTGCTACTGCAGGGTCAATGGTTTTGGTTATAGTTATCCACACATAATACACAAAATAGCCCAAGCCAACGACCATGACTGTTGTAAAACCAAACTTATCTATTAGTGCGACTATATCCATTAATCACGCCTAGCATCTATCTTGCCGTCCTCTACAAAGTTTTCTGCCCTTGCTATACGATCTAGGTCAGGTGGCAAATTCAAGGCACTAGAAACGCTTGTATCAATTCGTATCATGTCATTGTTCATTATTGATGCTCTAGTAATAAGCATCTTTGCAATGCCCTCTACAGTCTTAATCTTATTGACCAAGCCGTTCATCATCTGTTGCATGATAAGGAATATAAAGTAGCCCATAACCAAGCCACTAGCTATAGGCAACCCTACATCTTCAATTAATGTAAAGGCATCCATGTGGATTTTTACTTATCTTCTTCACCCTTGAAGCCTTTACTTTGACCTGACTTACCTGAGTAAACACCAAACACTACACCCATAGCACCTACTACTACAGATACCAATGCTGATTGTTCAAGGTTAGGTTCAGGTAGGTTCATGAACCATATAACTGATTCATACATAAGGTAGATGTAAACCACTACAAAGATTCTAGGGAATATGCGCCATGAGTCCACTGCCCTTGCAAGATGTATAACCTTTTGCCAAGGATTAACATTGGTGGCATCTTCTAGTTCTCTAATCTTATCTTTAAGTTGACCGATCTCCTCTATCATAGCCATGAACTTTTGCAAATCCATCTCTACTTCGTTTCTATCCATGTCTCCGCTAAATCTTCCGTCTTGTTGCATAATCTACTCCTATGATGGTGGTGTTGGAAAAACTACATCATCAAAGTCATCTTCATCTGTGTAGTTACTTGGTAAATCTCTTAGTGCTTGTCTATATGTAACCCATTCTGCTTTCTTGCTATCTGATAAAGGGCTGTCGGCTGTCTGTGTCCAATCTGACTCTCCTAGTAGTACATTTCTTTGTCTGCGTAGGCTTTTTTTCCAATCAATAGTTTGTTCTACAGCAGAGCCACTTATGATCTTATATTTTTCTGCTTCATATATACCTTCTATGACTGATTCATCAGTTTGTAAGGCTATATCGCTTAAAGAAACATTTGTGCTGCCACAAGATGTAATATCTCCTGTTGTGGTTTTATAAGTAGTAAAATCTGTCATTGCGTGTTATCTATAAAAACATATAAAGATTGATAGGTTGATCTTAATTTTGTTATCCATCTTACTCTCCAATAAACAGTAGAAGCATTGCTAGCAAGACCACTAATTGTTCCGTTATACACAAAAACATAAGTTCTAAATGTTCCTGCATCAAATGTAACGCTCTGTATACCACCTGCAGCTTGAACAAATGTAGAATTGTCTACACTGTATTCTAAAACACCATTAGTACAGTCACCATAAACACCTGTCCATATTGCTCTATATTTTGCACCGTTTCTTACACTTCCAATGGATAATGATAAGTAAGTACCTGTGGATGATGTAATGGTAGTAAAGTCTGTAGAACCTCTTTGAAACACACTTCCAAAAACTTCTAATGGTACAAAGGTAGATGTGGTTAAATGACTTTTAATGTCTGCTGAAACATTACCAAAGTGTTCTACATTAAGTAGACCTACATTAATTTCATCACCAGTAATAGTATTACTTGCTATCTCTGTGGCTGTAATAGTTCCTGCTGTGATCTTTGCTGCCGTTACTGCATCTGCTGCCAATTCATCTGTCGCTATTGCACCTGCAGCAATTTGTGTTGCTGTAATTGTATTTGTAGCTATTTCTGATGCCGTAATTGTATTTGCTACGATTGCTGCGGCTGTTACTGAGTTTGCAGCTAATTCACTTACACCTATCGCATCTGCTGCTATTTGACTTGCAGTGATTGTGTTTGATGCTATTTGCGTTGCTGTTATTTCACCTGTACCTATCTTAGCTGCAGTGATAGCGCCTGCATTTATCTTGGCTGTGGTTACAGCGTTTGATGCTATCTCACTAGCGGTTATAGTGCCTGCAACTATCTGTGTAGCTGTTACTGCGTTTGCTGCAATAGAGTCTTGGTTAACTGCATCTGTGGCTATGAGTGCGTTGGTTACGGCATCGTCTGCTATTTTTGCAGTAGTTACTGCATCTGCAGCTATTCTTGCTGATGTAACTGCGTTGTCCGCAATCTTAGCTGAAGTAACCGCATCAGTTCCAAGTTTAGCTTCTGTAATTGCACCTGCTGCAATCACATCTCCTTGTATGGCTGCAACTGCTATCTTGGCATTTGTAACCGCTTCTGCTGCAAGTTTAAGAGTTGTTATAGAACCATCAGCAACACCTGCTGCAGCAAAATTACCGTTTACTGAACTGCTAAAACTTGAGTGCTGTCCTGAATGATTAATTGCTCTTACCCAAAAATAGTAAGTTGTTCCTGCTGTAAGACCATCTTGATCACCAAAGACGGTTGTTGTTACTGCGTTAGGCTCACCTGCAAGAGTGTCTACCAAGTTTGTATCATCAGTTGGTGTGCTGTTTGATGTTTTCCTGTATACCTTTACTGCTCTTAAATCAGTATTGTTAGGGTTAGTCCAAGAAACAAGTATTTGCCCTTTACTTGCTGATGCAGATAGGTTTGAAGGTGTTGATGGTGCAGTAGAAGCTGCAGCAATTGTGATATTAACTGCGCTAGTATAAGCACTAGCCACACCATTAACATCTATATGTCTAATCTTTACATTGTAAGTGCTACCCACCACCACATTAGGAATAGATGCCTTTGTTACACCCTTGCCTGCTGTAAAGTCTGATGTGTAATTGCTATCCGTGCTTAACTTATATGTAATCTCCGTAAGCGTAACTTTATCACTAGCGTTGTTCGTCCAGTTTACCAGTATGTCTACCTTACTGGTCGTGCCGTCAATAGCATTTTGCTGTGATAGAGAAAGGTTTGTTGGTGCAGTTACACTGTAATCACCTGTTGATACATCAGAGCCTTCTGCTTGACCTGTGGTGTAGTCGTTGGTTGCAAAGTTAAATACAGATGCTTCTACTTCTTTTAGTTCTAGTCTTGTGCCTATAACTGTTACTTCATCATTCTGTATAGCTTCCATGTTAGTAGATAAGACTTCAAATGTTTTTTGTGCATAACCAAGCCTTTCATTTGTGAGATATACCCAGTCATTAGGTTGACATCGCATAAATTGCAGACTTACTAATACGGATAATGTTGTTGTTTGCCTTTGGCTTTTAAGAGCTATGCGACCTAATCGTTGCGCCATTGTATCTGTAACAGTAAAAGGCAATTGCGTTTCCATTTGTTTTACATAGTTTGCTGTGCTTTCTCCGCTAGGCGTATCAGCATTCAAAAATGTTGAATCTTGATAAACCTCTGCATCTGTTGATTGATAATCAAGGCTTCTGTCAACATATATTGGTTTAACTGAGTTATATAAATCACCACTAGATGCATTTGTTGAAATAGAAACAGGCGCTAGTAACTCATCATCTGTAATTGTAAGGCTTGGTGTTTGTGTTGCGCCTGCAAATAAAGTGAATTGTCCATTAACATATGACATCTTTCCTGCCATAGAACTTAGCACAGCTTCCAAAACTCCATTACCATTAGCACTAAAATTGGTAAAACCATTAGCCGTGTATCTTCTTTCTTGAGTTGAGCCGTCAGCCAGTGTTACCTGTTGATCACAAGTATTTGCAGCAGATGCTATGCCACCTGCGTTTGTTGTGTCATTTATTTCCGATGCTTTGGCTTTTAAGCCATACTGTGTATCGGTTAAGTAATCCCTAATAATAAGTGCAGGGTTTGATCTTTGCAGGTCTGTAGTGGCATTTGCACTGGTTCTTGGGTCGTAAACATTTTTGCCTTTTACTTCAAATGATATTGCAGGCATACCACCACCAAACTTCTCCGCATCAAACACCATTTGTATGTAAACATAAGCACAACCTAAAAATTTATCAGTAGTTCCCATGCTTGTTAGCTGTGCATTCATAAAACCATTTACTGCTGTTTGACTGCCATCTTCAAAGGAATAACGAACTAATCTGCCACTACCAAAATTATTATCATTTTCTGTGTTAGTAAAATCAGCATTAGTAACTGTATAGACTGTTGAACCACTGATCGTTGATGTTGTGGTTGTGGTATTAATATCATTTAATCTTAGTTTTTCTAGGTTTTCTATTTCGTGTCCTGCTAATACTATAACCATGTGCAGAAGATAATTGTCTGTACCAGTGGTTTCTATGTGTACTTGTGTTCCACCTACACGACATTGACCATAAACAATCTGTCTAGGTACTAAGCCACCCCTAGCTGAAAATTTATTACCAAAATTAGCTGCAGAAGCATTTACGCCTTTTGATGTCATGCCACCTATTGCACTAGCTACTAAAGTGGATGCAAATGTAAAGGCTGCATATTGCGAAAATGCAGCCATGAAAGAGCCTGCAAGTCCTAAAGTCATTCCTGCTGTTGAAAAATATAGTGCTGCTGCGCCACCAGTTACTACTATTACCGTTGCAATAATCGCAGCTTTTATTGCTTTAGCCATTAATCAAATCTCCAAACTCTTATTGCTAAATCACAATCTAGTACAGCAATGCCGTCATCTGTTGGTGTTAGTATTCCAAAACCATTGCACATACCTACAAGGCTAGAGTCGTTTTGCTCGTAAACAACAAGATCGCCGCAAGTCATAAAGGCTTTGTCAATCTCACCTACATCTTTTGCGTTGCAGGCTTTCTCTATGCTTGTTTCTAAATCACCACCATAAGATGCTATAGCTTTCATGGCGCTTTTTTCGTCATGCCAATCTAATTTTTTAGGAATTAAATCTTCACCTGTTATTTGTTTTATAAGAGCATTGCTAAACTTGCAACAATCGTTCTGCCCCCATACAAAGGGA